ATCTTAAGATATGCGTTCTTTTGCTTACCGGGGGTTTTTCCTACTCTGGACCACGGTTCTCCTGCTGTCGTTTTCATATTTAAAGGTTCTGAATCTGGAAAATCTAGTCTACCTGATAATGCTTCTTCTTCTGTCATTTCTGATAAATCCTCTCCCATCATTTCTGCGATGAAAAGGTCGGAGATGGCTGCTCCCATCTCGGTTAAATCTTGATCTAATCCTTCTACGGGGGCGAAAGTCTTTGAATATTTACATAATTGGGTATACAAAATATCGGGTTGTCCTTTAGCATTTAATTTAAGTTGGGAAGTATCTTCTACATCTTCAATATTAATTGGGGCTTTACCTACTTTAATTTCAAAAGTTCCTTTAAAGGGATGGTCCATGAGTTTACTGTTGGAACCTGCTACTGTTCTACATATATATTCTCCTACATACTCTATATCTGGGGCTTCTGGGTAAAGTGGGTTATCTCTAATTGTTGGTGCTAAATTAAGGTAATCGATATCACCATTGGGCTCTTGTGCAGCACAATGTTCTACTAAAATTTCTGGAACTACTTTACACGCGGAATATTTATCTACATATTCCTTAGTAAGGATGGCACTAAGACACTGGCCACCTCCTAAGACATGAAATCCTATCAATTTACGTTTTGCGGCGGGGTTAATCATAACAAGTACTCCTCCACACTGTCCTGCTCTAGTTTCTGGGACACCGACATGAGAAAATGTTGACACTGTTAATAACTCTTTATATACTACTTCTTCGTCTCTGCCATCACCTCTCTCTACTATAAGTCTTTTCTGGAAAACTGGGGCGGCGTTAACTTGCATCATAATATACATACCATTATAAGAAACATTTAAATAACATGAACTTGATCTAGCTAATGATGACTCTAATTCTGATTCGTTAACTAAGTTATTATACGCTGTCATAGGGAAAGCGTTCTCTTTGGTTGAAAAATTTGAAATAGCTACGTCTTTAGATCTATCAATATGAACTGGGGTAACAAAAATTTCTCTATCATTACGCATAAAATAGTATTCGAAATCACCTGGTACAAAGAAATGTGCTGGGGTAATCATAGTATGTCCATAACCTATTCCTCTAAGATTGGCTGCTTGATCTGTTCCTACTTTTCTTCTATACATCATCGGATTACATTCTTTTATCAATTTCATTGTTAATTCTGCTGATGCCTCGTCTGTTAATACCTGCTCTGATACAGTGAATTTATCTTCACCATAGAAAAGATCCTTTCCTTCGAATCTCATATTTCTCTTCTTTGCTGACAATGAATTACTTGAATCTTCAAATTGCATCATACGTTTCTTTGCTGAAAGGGAATTACTAGAATCTTCAAATTGGAGATTTCTTTTCTTTGCCGATAGTGAATTACTAGAATCTTCAAATTTCATATTACGTTTCTTAGCTGTCATTGAATTACTGGAATCTTCGAATTTAAATGATGATCTTTTAGTTAAAAGGGGATTTTCTGATTCCACTTCTATGATATTGAATAAATGTTTAACTTCTGTTACTTGTCTAGGGTCAATAAGTTTAATAATTTGAATATATCTTTCTAAATCTCCTTCTTTACATACTGAGGCTAAATGATTACATTGGTCACAAGTGTCTCCACAATTACAAAACTGTCTCTCTATCCTAACTAGTAAATTTTTGAAATTATCACATGCGTGACCATCCCAACAAAACTTCTTACAATAATTAGATGATAATTCTACATGATATTCTTTAATTTGATCAATTTTGTCTCTGCAATCACTACATTCTTTATTGTTATACACATAATACAATTTATATACTGAAAATACAATAAGTGCAATTGAACCTAGTACTACTCCTTTATATACATATGATTGTTCTACTAACATATTGAAATAAAATCTAATATTTTCCATTGCACTAACTGAATAAGACATGACAAAAGCTAATAAATCTGATAATACACATTTAGTTGTTTCTAAAGCTTTAATTCCTATACGTTTAATTGCTTCCCAAAGCATCTTAAAGAAATCTGAGAGTCTCTCAAATCTGGTTCTACTAAACTGT